TCCTTGGCCCGCATCTTCTTGTGCGTGGCCTTGGCCTTCTCCGGATGCCGCGCCAGGTCGAGTCCCTGGTGATGCATCGTGCCCGGCACCTTCGTCTTGCCGCATGCGATGTCGAACGCCGCGTTGCCCTGGCCGGCTTTCAGCTTCTTCGAAGCGGCGTCGTTCGAGAACGAACTCAAACCCGCGGCGATGGCATTGTTGCTGCGGGGTTCGACCTTCACGTTGTACGGCGGGTCGGTGTTCACCAGGTGAATCACTGCGCCGTCGAGCAAGCGGTCCAGGTCTGCGGGACTGCTGCTGTCACCGCAGAGCAACCGGTGATCGCCGAGAATCCACAGATCGCCCGGCTGCGTGACCGCCTCGTCAGGCGGCAACGGTACATCATCGGGGTCGGTGAGACCTTCGTTCAGATCGCCGCCGAGAATCTTGGCGAGTTCATCCTGATCGAAGCCCAACAGTCCGAGGTCGTAGTTCGCGGCCTGCAATTCCCCGAGTTCGATCGGCAGCAGATCGTAATTCCAATCGGCCAAAGTCGCCGTCTGGTTGTCGGCGATGCGATAGGCTTTGATCTGCTCGGGCGTTAGGTCCTTGGCGACGTGAACCGGCACCTGCTCCAAGCCGAGCTTTTGCGCGGCCTTGTAACGGGTATGCCCGCAGATGATCACGCCTTCAGCATCGACCACGATCGGTTGGCGAAAACCGAACTCGCGGAGCGATGCCGCCACCGCGTCGACGGCATCATCGTTGATCCGCGGGTTGTTCGGGTACGGTTTGATTTCCGACAGCGGGCGCAGTTCGATTTTCATGGCGACATCCTTGAAAGGGGTTGAACGAGAACACAATGCAAACGAGCAAAAAGAACCACGCGAGGTTCCAGAAGAACGTTTCCAGTCCCTTCGCGGACGGAACAACGTAGAACTTCCAAAACTCTTCACGCGCACGATTCGGATCAGGCAATGGATCAGCAGGCATGTTGGGCGGCTCCTAAAAAGGTTCGGACATCGAAAACAAACTCTGTCATGGATTGCGTTGGTTCCCACTGGCGTCTTCCGCTGAAAATCGCGGGGAAGTACCTATTGGCCGGTCGCCCACTGGTCTTTGGCTCTGCCAAAGTGGCAGACGCGACTTGGGCCAACGGGTGGCCACGTGTCCCGTCCGGCGGCGGATGGGGATTGTTGCGGCCAGGTTGCAAATCAACGCCAACGTGGGCCAACCGTGGCGAAAGCGCGGCCAAGGTTCCCAGGCAAACGTCGGGCTTCTTTCTTCCTTCACCCCCAACACACACATACACACATATGCGCGTGCGAGCGGGGGTAGGGGTGGGAAGGGGAAAGAAGGGAGAGAGTTGTTGTTTTTCCGTAGTTCTTGGCTCATCTTCATTCACCTTCTTTCTCTCCTGATTCACCTTCCTTCACCCTCACAACACGCGGAACGAACCACTTCTTTCACGTTTCAACGCTGGGTTCACCGGCCTCCTCGTTCTCCTGCTCGGCCAAGAGGAGTTGATAGGCGCGCTGCGGCCTGCCAGCCGTGGACTGCATCACCGTCGCTACGTCGCCCTGCTGTTCGAGCGTGCTGATGAGCTCCTGAAACGCCTTGGCGTCGATCTTCATTCGCTTGAGCAGCACGCTGTGGGTGAGCTGCCGCCCCGGCGCTTCACGCAGTTTGCGGATGAGCTTGAGGCACTCGGCGTGAAACGGGTTGTCGGCCACATGGTTGTGGGCCATGAACAGCATGCGGCGCGTTTGGTGCGTGACGAACATCGCTGCCCAGCGCACCGCCTCCAGGCCGATGCTGGGCGATTGATGGTTCTCGCTGACCGCGTACAAAAGCGCCAGCTTGCGGGTCTGTTCGCTGACGCGCCCCCAGACGGTGGTGCCCACCGAATCGTTGTTGGCCTCAGCCCTGGTGTACTCGGCCTCGGCTTCTTCGCGCGCTGCAACCAGGATGCGCCGCGCTTCGGCGGTGTGTTCAACGACGGCGGGGACGGGATGCACGTCCAGCAGGTTGCCGCGCCGTTGTCCCGGCTGGTAATCCGACCACCAATTGGCGGTTTCCAGCACGCGCGGCGGCAACTCGCGGATGCACGGCTCTTGGCCGCCTCCGCGCTGTCCCGCCTCGACGATGATCATGCGAGCGAAAAAACCGTTGGTCAGCATTCGCTCGCTGAGAGCCTGATAGTAGTGATTGGGGATCGCCGTGCCGAAGATCACCAGACACGGTTGATCGATGACGCCCGGCTGTTCCTTGCCGGCCTTACGGCGCATGGGAAAGACGCTGTTCGAAGCCGAATACATCGTCAGCAGCGTGCCCAGGATGTTCTCGTGGCGGGCATCCTGCGACTTGTTGATCGATTGGAGCATGCCATCGATCTCGTCGGTCTGAAACAACATGCTCGGACGCAAAAAGAGCGCGTCCTGAATGCCTTCGCCGCTGGCGAACCGTTCGCCGAGGCATTGCGCCAGGCCGACCTGGTGGAGAATGCGGGTGTTGAGCTTGCGCGGCCAGTCCTTGCCCGATGCGGAATGCGCCAGACCGAGCAGATACATGTTGGTGCGGTTGTCGCCGGCGTCTCGGACCTTACGGCCGGCGAGCATCGCCTGCAGCGATAGTGCGCCGCAGAATGCGAGGGCCGGATTGGGATAGGGAGCGGTCGCGAGGCAATGGTCCATCACCTCCGAAACAAACCCCGGCACGCGAAACATCTCCGCCGGCAGCGGGCCGGGATCGGGATAGGCGGGAGGGGACGGCGGTGATGAGGGCTGGCCGCTGGGGATGAGCCGCGACAAATCCACATCGCATCCGTCTTCCGCGCCATACCCCTGAGCGCGGAGCGCCGCCGCAGCCAACGCGAAATCACCGTCATGTTCGAGCATCGTGAAGACTGTGAACGGTGCATAGGCGCGATCCGGTTCAAACGGCGAGGCGTTGGACGAGAAGACGAACAGCACTTGGTCTTTGAGCGTCGCGCTCCAGCCCTGCTCCTTGCCGGGCCGACGCCAATGTTCGTTTTCACCGCCGCGCACGAGTTCCCAGCCGTGACGGCGCAGGACTTCGCGAACATCGCCACGTTCGTTGAAGTCATCGCCCGGGCGACCGTTGACAGCGGAGCCGGCGCGATGCCGTTCCGCTGGCGGGATTGCCTCGTTCAAAGCACACGCCGCTTCGATGAGGACGGTCCGTTCCGCTTCGGTGAGCACCGGCAGTAATTCAAACGTCCCTTGCTCCAATTGATAGCCAGGTGATGGAGCACAGAGGAAGAGTCCCCCTTCGCCGCGAGTTTCGATGAGCGTGCAGGTGACTTCATACCGGTCGGCCACCTTCCGAGGTACATAGCGTTTGCCGGCGATCACCACTGGCTCGGAACTGTCAGCGATGACGGTACGCTGCGCGAGCTTGCGATTGCCGGGCACCGGCGCAGCGCAGCGATAGATGGCATGTCGCCCACCCGACTGGGACTGCTCGATGACGAGCCGCTCCACGAGCGCCGGCGCTTCGCTCGCCACGAGCTCGCGCCACCGGTCGAAGAGTTCCCCGCCGTGATCGAAGTCGATCATTTCCAGATTGGCAGACACCGCGCCGGCCAGAACGCACACCGGCTGGTCGCTGGCGAACCACGAATTCACCTGGCGCTCTGTCGGTAGGCGGCGCTGGTATTGCTTCCAGCCGGCCAGCGCCGGCCGCTTCTCCGCGAGGATGGCGGGCAGCACGCACAGGCCGGACCTGAGATAATTGGCGGCGGTCTCGGCAATCATCCGATCCTCAGATTCTCGGCGGAGGCAATGACGCGCAACGCAGCAACGCGCCCGTGGCACCGCCGGAAGCGTTCGGCCAGATCAGCGTCCACAAAACGACGGGTCACTCCTCCGTCGCAGTCAGTAGCGATTTGCACGTCGGCGGTGGATGTGGAGGCCAAGAAGGCATCTACAATTCTTCGGAACGGCCAGGGCGGGCCGTGGTCGACATGGGCATCCAGCCAACCGAGCCGTTGCCCCGTCACCGGGCAGATCACTTGATTCGCCGCGTCGCCGTGACAGTTGAAGTGTTCACGTTTGAACGCGACGATGTCCTCGGCGACCGCCTGGCGGCAGGCGGTGTTGATGTCGCCTCGCCTCGTCGTGGGCCTGAGGCACTTGCGGTAGCTGAAATCCGTGGACGATCCATCCCGTCGCTCCGCAATGAACATGACGCCGCCCCACCAGGGATCGGGTTCAACGCGGATCGCCAGCACGCCGACACCGATCTTCTCGTCTGCCCGCGGATGGCGAGTCAACAGCTCGGTCATGAAGCGGAAGTCTTCCGGCCCCAATGTGCAACCGGGAGTTGTCGTATGCAGAATGTGCCGCGCGCGGTTGCTCAAGTCCTGCTTGGTGAAAGACACATCCTTGGCGGTCACATTGCGAACGCGCGTGGATGGTAAGTTGATCACGGACATGCGACGCTTCCTCTCATGGGGCAATTCACTAAAATGGAATCTCGTCGGGGTCGTAACCGCCGTAACTGTCGGCGGCGATCGGTTCTGGACGCGGGCCTAGCTCGTAATCGGTGATCCGTTCGAACTTGTCGCCGGCGACGGTGCGGACGGTGATGCCGAGCGTGGCGGCGATGCCGCCGCCCTGCGCAACCTCGACGGCGCGTTCGGCCGTGTCGGGAACCGGATCAGGAGAGTGGCGTCGCCACCACGCGGCCGCTTTCTCCAACGCATACCCGTCATGCTCGAAGCAGACCCATTCACTCTTGTAATCGTGGTAGCCGACTCGATAATCGACGCGCATCGACTTCGGCGCGTCTTCGGGAGCGCCGCGCTTGGTGTGGACGCTGTAGCACACGTCCTGCACGCGATACTGCGTGTTCGTCACCTGGCCGGAGAGAATGCCGGCCTCGCTCGCTTTCGCCTCGTGCTTCTTTCGCTCCGGTGGTGGGAACTCGTACTCGCATTGTGGGCAGCGCGCGAAGCCGGTCGCGATCACCGCTTGGCACTCGGGACATTCCTTGGCGGGCGCTTGACCATCGCCGCGATCCAAGGTGGTGATTTTGATCTCATCGACCGGTCCATGCCGCAAGACATTACCGCCGAAATCGAGCACCAGGCAATTCTGTTTTGACGGATGCAAGCGAAAGCCCCGTCCCACCATCTGGTAATAAAGTCCGGGCGACATCGTCGGACGCACAATCGCCACGCAATCGATGTGCGGCGCATCGAAGCCCGTCGTAAGCACACCGATGTTCACCAGGTACTTCAGCCGGCCCGCCTGAAAGCGGGCCAGCGTCTCGTCGCGCTCGCGGCTTGGCGTCTCGCCGCAGACGAACCCGCACTCAACGCCGTGCTGCTCGGTCAGCACGCGCACGATGTGCTCGCCGTGCTTCACGCCGCTGGCGAAGATCAACACGCCTCGGCGGTCGCGGGTGTAGCCGACCGTCTCGCCACAGGCCGCCTCGACGAGTCGGTCATCATCCATCAGGGCTTCCAGCTCGTCGGCGACGAACTCGCCGCCGCGAACGTGCAGCCGTTCAAAGTCGGCTTTGTTGATCCCGGCCTTGGTGATCAGCGGGCAGAGGTAGCCGCCGACGATCAGCTCGCGGACACCCACCTCGTAACAGACGTGGTTCAAGAACCCGTCGGCAGTGCAGATGCTGCCGGACTTCAGGCGGTACGGAGTGGCGGTGAAGCCGATCACCCGCAAGCGAGGGTTGACGGCGCGGGCATCCGACAGGAATGCGGCATACATGCTGTCGTCGCGGTTGTCGATCAGATGACACTCATCGACAAGCACCAGGTCGAACGGCTCGAAGTCGCAGGCCCGCTTCCAAATCGACTGGATGCCGGCCACGATGACCGGAGCTTGTGTGTCGCGGCGGTTGAGCCCGGCCGAATAGAGCCCGACGTCCTGCCGTTCATTCACGAGCCGCAGTTTGTCAGCGTTTTGGGAGAGGAGTTCGCGGCGATGCGCCAGCACCAGCACGCGCCCGCCCCAGAGATGCGTCGCGTCGGATGCGATCTGGGCAATGACCCAGGACTTGCCGCCGCCGGTGGGGATGACGCACACCGGAGCGTCGTCGCGCTCGCGCAAGTGTCGGTAGACCGCTTCCACAGCCTCGATTTGATAACTCCTCAACATGAGCAAAACCTCTCCCTGCCATGCCAAACCCCGCCGTGCCATGCCAAACCCCGCCGTGCCGTGCCAGGCCACGCCTTGACACTCCTTGCCGCACAACTCATCGCAGCCGCCCCCACTCACGGCTTCCCGGCCGTCGCCTCGTCATCGGACGAGGCGCTGATGACTTCTCCGTTGCGGCGCTTCACGCCGCGCTGCTTTTGCAGTTGTGCTTCCGAAATCGGAACGCGGCCGTTGATCTGCGCGCAGCGCTTGCAAATCCGATTGGCGGGACCCGCCGAATCAAACAGCTTGTTGCACTTCAGGCAGGTGCGTGGTTTGGTTTCCATGTCAGGGTTGCTCCAGTCGTCCGATCTCGCGTTCCAAATACCACCGGGCCTTCTTGAGGTCTTCCAACTGCTGTCCCTTGTGCGCCGCGCGAGCGATGTACTTCACGGCATTGCCCAAGTGAAATCCGAGTTCCCAAGCCTCAATCGCGTCGATCACTTCAATGGGGCCGAAGTTGTAATGCGGCGGGTGGTCGATTCGCTCGTTGCGATGAGGGTCGGTGTCATTCATGGCAATAGGCCTCCACACGGACGCGCACCTTCCCGTTCGGAACAACCTGCCGCCGCTCGATGGTCAGGCGAGCGATTTGCGAGTCGTCGTGATACGCGCCGCCGTGGGCGAGCGCATCGAGCAGCGCTTTCTGCACGTTGTCGATGTCGCGCCGGCGCTTGTCGGGCGGATACACGTCGACCGCCACCGCCAGCGGCCCATCGAGGGGCCGCACCTTGGCCGCCGCGAGGATCGCGCAAACCGCCTGGCGGAATACCCGACCACCGCGGCTGATGAGCGTGCGATTTCCCACGCGACGCCAAAGGTGGTTCTGCGAAGGCGGAAATGGCAGTTCGAATTCCATAATCAACAGAACCTCGCCTTACCCCACCCCACCTCGCCACGACAAACCCAACCTAGCCTGTGCCGAACTGACTAAATTACTCATCCAACACTTCAAACTTGACGACCTGAAACCGCCCATACGTCGGACGAAAATCGGCGATGCCGATCAGGCGACCGGCGTCGCTCGCCAGTCCGTGCAGCATGCCGCTGGAGACGTACTCGGGCAGATTCACCATCAAGAGGAATGTGGCGGTCCAGCCGGCGCTGATCGCGGGCCGCACGCGGGTCACGCCGTTGCGCTGCACCTGCACCCGGCAGCGGTGCTCGTAGTCCCAGTTGGTGACCCCGAGGCTGGCGAGCGGCGTCAGATTCACCACGGCCGCCTTCACCAAATCCATCGCGCTTTTACGGGGCGAGCGCGGGTCTTGCCGGTACTTCGCGGCGGCGATGATCGCCTGCCGCACGTATTCGCCGGGGAGACACAGTTCGCCCTCCCCGTTGCGATAGACGTAGGACTCCACGTCGTCGGTTTTCTTGGCCGCCGATCCCTTGGCCGCCTTCGCTTTGGCTTCGACCGCTTCGCAGTTCCAGCGGTGAAACAAAAGATCGGCATCGCCGCGGATCGTCAGCTCGACGCGATAAGGAATCGTCAGGTCGATGCTGCCGCAAGCACCGTTGGTGACCTCCGGCCCGCGGGCCTTGGTGCGATTACAGGTTCCGTTCGT